TGTGTATTTCCCACGGCATCGATTTGGATGCATGGATTTGTGGAAATGGAAGGACGCGTGAGACCTTAACCGAAGGAGAAGCGGCAAAGATGCTGAATGCAATTAAGAAGAAATACGGTGATGAGTAGTGAAACTTACAGGGGAATTGAAACAGCCAATAATTGATTTTGCAACTGGAAAGCCAATATTGCTATTTGAGCCTGTCGAGGATTTTCGGCAGGCATACGAAGAACTTAAGGACTACGAGAAGTTAAGCCTTGAAATAAAGCCATACAGGCGCAAGAGAAGTCTTGATGCAAATGCATACTACTGGGTACTGCTTACCAAATTAGCAAAAAAGATAGGCTTATCAAATCCGGAAGCGCATAATATGTTACTTTGCGGATATGGACAAGTTGAGCTGTTCGGAAATAAAGCAGTATACATCACGATTCCGGATACGGAAGAGGCAGAGAAAAAGGTCAAGAACGCAACAGACTACCACCTACAAGCGACTTCGCAAGTCCGAGAGGGAAATGACGGTATTATGTACCGGACATACAAATTGCTAAGAGGGTCGCACACGTACAACACAGAAGAAATGGCTAGATTGATTGATGGATTAGTGCAGTGTTGCAAAGATGCAGGTATGCCGGATGCCGATATTGCATCACCGGACGAAAAGAGAATTTTGAAAGAAAGGTACGGTGTGGATTTTGGCTAAAAGGCTATGGAGCATTTTTACAGACGATATGGATCACTGTATGTATACCGGTCAGTACGGGGTGGAAAGACATCATATTTTCTCGCACACGTCAAACGAGAGAGATTTGTGCGAAGATTATGGTTTTATTGCTCCGTTAAGACCGGATTTGCATCCAAATGGAGTACATAGAGGGAAAGATGCAGGAAAGATAGATAAGGATTTAAAGAAACGCTGCAAAGCGTATTATTTGGAACACTACGGAACAGAAGAACAGTTCCGGCAAGAATTTTTTTACAGAAGTTAGTAAGGGAAAATCCTTTGCTATAGAGTAACTCGTAAACCGTTCATGGCAGAATAGTATATCACAAAACGTAAGCCAAATACCTCCTGCTACACAATGCTGAGTGGGAGGAGAAAGGGGTGATGCAATGAGTTTTGCAGAAATGATATTTAACAGAATTGGTGATGGACATCGAAACGCGGTAGGGAGACCAGATGATCTGAATGTTGACAGAAAACTGCGAGCATTGATTGAACATGCAAATCATAACGGTGACTGTATTATTCCCGGAAAGAACGGGTATTACAGACCGATTCCGGGAAATGAGATAGATGAAGCAGAGTATAAAATATATATGAGGCAGAATAAGTCTAGAATCGACAAGTTAAAAAGTAAGCAGGCGTGTATGAATGTTGCATTCGAAATGAAACGCCTTGAAATATGGTATGCACAGGAAATGAGGAAGAACCGGAATGACAAATAGCAGAAGAAAAGGAGCATCTGGAGAACGTGAACTCGCAAAGAAACTCAGGGAATATGGCTATGAAGCGCGAAGAGGACAGCAATACTGCGGTTCTAATGGAGATGCAGACGTTGTAGGAATACCAGGAATACATATTGAGTGCAAGCGGGTAGAAGCGCTTAATATTGAAAAAGCAATGCAGCAGTCGATTTCAGACAGTAAAGATGGAGAAATACCTGTTGTAATGCACAGAAAAAATGGTGAAAAGTGGAAGGTAACAATGACATTAGATGATTTTATGAAAATTTATAAGAAGTAGGTGATGGCTTGAATTACTTAGCTGAGATTATCGCCTTCGAACGATGGCTCGAAAATAACTACTTGACCAGAGACGCCCAACTCCTGTGGTACAGATTAATGTACCAAGCTAATAAGTGTAACTGGCCTGAGTGGGTTACAGTAGATAACCTGAGATTGATGGCAGCCATGCAAATGAGTCGTGAGGCAACCTTTATAAAGGTGCGAGACGATCTCCTAAAAGCTGGTTTAATCGAATACCAAAAGGGCAAAAAAGGAAGCCCGAACAAATACAGATTAATACCTTTCACTTTCAAAAACGTAGTAAAAAGCGAAGTAGAAACGGTAGTAAATCCAGTAGTAAAAAGCGAAGTAGAAACGGTAGTACAACAAGTAGCAGAAACCGTAGACATAGATAAATATAAAACAGAAACTAAAAATAAAAAGAAAGATACTAACGTATCTAAAGAAAAAATCGACTTTGCGGCGATTTCCGACTTGTACAACAGCATCTGTGTATCTTACCCGACATTGAAGACCATGTCTGAGAGGCGGAAAAAGGCCGTCCGTGCAAGAATGAATACAGGATATACAGTTGATGATTTCCGTATTTTGTTTGAAAAGGCTGAGAGTAGCAGCTTCCTGAAAGGGCAGAACAACCGGAACTGGTCCGCTACATTCGACTGGCTGATCATGGACGGTAATATGGCAAAGGTACTGGATGGAAATTATGACGACAAGGCGCATGCAAACGGAATAGTTCAGACGAGGATTCGCGACCGAGTAAGCGAGGTGGATAACTGGTGACAAGGGAAGAGTTTAAGAACATTGTAAAAGCCATAAGGGCAGCATATACAAATACTCCGATTGACAGCCAAGCAGTATTTGATCTGTGGTATGAGATGTTAAAGGATGCAAGCTATGAAGATGTTTCGAGAACGCTTGAAAACCACATCAAGGCGAATAAGTTCGCGCCGACAATTGCAGAATTGAGAGCAGGTACAGAGCACAGAAATCGATTTAACAATTTCTTGCCAAGGGGATACGATTTCGACAAGTTGGAGGCTGCTTTATTGGAGGTTGACAACAAAGCGATTGAAGAAAAGAGGAATTTAATTGAGAATCAAGCAGATAAACCCGAATGCTTGGTATGACATACCAGGATACGGCGGAAAGTATCAGATCAATTACTTCGGCAATATCAGACGTGCTTTGAAGAATGGCAGATACAAAGACCTGCATCCGTACACTAAGAGCTCCAACGGAAGACGAGCAGTGAAGTTGAATTGCAAAGAGGTTGTTGTGATGAAGCTTATGCAGATTACGTTCATCGGAGAATTGAAAGAGGGGTATGTGACATATCACAAGAATGGGATTCTGACGGACAATGCATTGAATAATATCGGAATCACTACACGTTCGGAGCTAGGAAAGATGACAGGTACATGGAATGATAGTGAATTCTCGATTGTGAAGATTGATAGTAACGGAGAAATCGTTGATTTTTATAAATCTGCGAGAGAAGCGGGACGCAAGAACCACATGGCATATCAGACGATTTTGGACAGGATAAACGGAAGAGTCAAAAGTCTGTATGCACCGGATGGATATGTTTACGTAAAAGACAAGGACAGCGCCATACAGAAAGCGATACGGAGAATAGAGCTGGAGAATCAAAAAGAGTGTGGTGTAGCGTTCGTGAAAGCGCCGAAAGTGAAATTTGAATTTTAGGAGGAAGAAAGCATGAGTTATGAATATAAAATTGAACTGGTAGAAGAATTACCGAAAGAAATTCCAATAAAGAAAAATAGAACATTAGACACAAGAAATGAATGGTATGGACATTCATACGGGGAATCAGTTGGAAGAGTTTATGATGATGGAAAAGTAGAGTCGTTTTTTATAAAAGACCAAGAAAATAAGAACACAGAGTTGTTTGACGCGATCAGGAACAGTCATCTTGTAGAGACAAGACATAGAAACTTGATAAATCGAAAGACTGGAGAGGATAAATCTTGTACAGAATATTATGTTATGCATAGAGTAGTAGGACATTGTTCAGGACTTCCAACAGTGACAGATGAAGTATTATCCAGTTGCATGAATGTAAGATATAGATATATGTATGAAATTTTGTTAGTTGCAGAAGAGGGGCTTAAACGATATGTAACAACAGAAATTAGAACAGATGGACCTTATACCGTATGTCTTTATGATGAGATGAATGAAATTGAAGAGCTTTTTGAAGAACTTGCAGAAAACGAAGAAAAAGGGTTCCGATTTGATAGTTATGGAACGCTATGTGTCTTGTTTTATGATGATTTTGGAGATCAGATAGAAGCAGAATTTTTTAGCATGAGAGAACTATTGATGTGCATTCATTCTGTGAGACTGGTTGAATTGGAATCGGAGATTGTTGATTAAGTGGAGGAATAAACATGGAGAGATTAACTATAAGTAAAATAACGGAAGAAACAGGAGCATATGAACTTGCACATAATTGCACCTTTATACGAGATGGAGAAACATGGTATAGAGATTTCGACAATGAAATCAGATTAAGAGATATGATGCGAGAAATCATAAAGAACCATTCTCAGTACGATGAACAATGCGACGATGATGAGATTCTCGATGAAATTCTCTTCGAAAATTTACAATATCCGGCGGATGATATTGATGGTTTGATAGCTGTATTCAGTATACTTGCATGGAGTCATTCGGATCTAAGAGAAAGATTAAAAGCATATGAAGACACCGGATTAACTCCGGAGCGGGTGCAGCAGCTAAAAGAAAGGGATACGGCGAAGAAACCGATTATCATCGGGGTGAATGGAGCCATTGGATGCAGAGTGGGGGAATGTCCAAAATGCGGAGGAATACTTAGAAGTTATATGAGGTTTTGCGACGAGTGCGGACAGAGACTAGATTTCGGAGGTTTAGATGAAATTTGAAAATGCATGTAACTGCAT